CCCACGCACTTGGAACTACAAGACGTTAGGTGAACTGCCTACTACCTTCAATGCTTATAAAGCAGACTCCACTAAAGTATTCAAAAACACCCAGACTAACCACGGCTTTATAGCCCAAGAAGTTAAGGCTGTTATTGATAACCACTCTGAAATTAAAGACGGCTTTAGACTATGGGATGATCGTGATGATGGTTCACAGGAAGTAGCAGAAGCAGCATTGATTCCAGTATTAGTAAAAGCAATACAAGAATTATCAACCCAAAACGCAGCACTCGCTGCACGTATCACAACACTAGAAGGATAGACCAATGGATGAATTAACAGCAGTAGAAATCGCAGCAAACTACTCAGCTTGTGGTGATTCAGTAGCACTAATCAATGGCAGCCAGCCAGAAGGAATGTCTGATGAAGATTGGGCAGACTGTGTGGCTCGTAACAAGGAACATCTAGTTATTATGTTGGCTAAAGACTACTGGACTACAGAAGATATGACTGCTATGACGGCGGCTGCTGCTTAAAGGAACAAACATGGCTATAACCTATCGCGGTGAGAAGTTTTCAGGCTACAACAAGCCTAAAGCGTCTGCTAAAGGCACAAAGAGCCATGTAGTGCTGATCAAAGACGATGGTAAAGACCGCATGATTCGCTTTGGCGAAAAGGGTGCTAGTACAGCAGGCAAGCCCAAAGCTGGCGAATCAGAAGCTATGAAAGCCAAGCGTAAGTCATTCAAGGCTAGGCATGGGGCGAATATAGCCAAGGGCAAAACCAGTGCGGCATTTTGGTCAGCAAAAACGAAATGGTGAGGAATTAGCATGAGCCTTTACAGAAACATTGCTGCAAAAAAGAAGCGCATCAAGGCTGGCTCTGGCGAAACAATGAAGAAGTCAGGGGCTAAAGGCAGGCCCACAGCTAATGATTTTAAACAAGCCGCTAAGACAGCAAAACCAGTTAAAAAGGCTAAGAAATAATGGCGTTAATTCCACTAGATTTGCCAGCAGGCGTTTACCGAAACGGCACTGACTTGCAAAGCCAAGGGCGGTGGCGTGATTCTAACCTGGTACGTTGGTTTGATAACACCTTACGGCCCATTGGTGGCTGGCGTACTCGCAGCGATACCGCTAGTGCAGGGCAAGTGCGCGGCATGAAGTCTTGGATTGCTAATAATGCTGATCGCTGGATTGCAGCAGGTAGTTACAACAAACTATACGCCTATAGTGGCGCAGGCACTCGTTACGATATTACTCCAAACGGATTAACGGCTGGCAATGAGAGCGCACTTACGCCAGTTGGCTATGGTAATTCATTTTATGGGCGTGAATATTACGGCACACCAAGACAAGAATCGGTGACCATCACGCCAGCTACAACATGGTCAATGGATTCATTTGGTCAATTTTTAGTGGCCTGTTCAAGCAAAGATGGAAAAGTTTATCAGTGGCAATTAAACACTTCAACAAAGGCCGCATTGGTAGCTAATGCACCCGTTAACAATCGCTCTATTTTAGTGACAGAAGAAAGGTTCTTAATGTGCCTTGGTGCTGGCGGCAACCCTCGCCTGGTGCAATGGTCAGATCGTGAAAATAATACAGTATGGACACCCGCAGCAACTAATGAGGCTGGTAGCCTAGAACTACAAACAACGGGCCGTATTCAGTGCGGTGTGCGAGTTCAGAACCAAGCCTTAATATTGACTGACATTGATGCGCACGTTGCTACTTACTCTGGCCCACCCTACGTTTTTGGCATTGAGCGTATCGGTACATCGTGTGGAATTGTATCGACACAAGCCGTAGCTGTGGTAGACAAGGGCGCGGTGTGGATGGGTAGCCGTTCATTCTATACCTACAGTGGCGGTGCAGTTAGCGAAGTTAATTGTGAGGTTGCAGACTATGTATTCTCTGATATTAACAACAGCCAGATCAGTAAAGTAGCCGCAGTATCTAACGCAAACTTTGGTGAGATTTGGTGGTTCTATCCGTCAGGCAGTTCTAACGAAAATAACCGATATGTTGTTTATAATTATAACGACAATACATGGGCCATAGGCGTTTTAGCAAGAACTTCTGGTGTAGACGCAGGCGTATATCGTCAGCCCATTATTGCCTCTGCAACCGACAAGAAACTTTATGAGCATGAAATTGGCTTTAACTACGATGGTGGCGAACCATTTGCAGAATCAGGCCCAATAATTATGGGCAATGGCGATAACGTAATGAGCGTTACCCAGATGATACCCGATGAGAAAACCCAAGGTGATGTTGACGCTACGTTCAAAACTCGATTCTATCCCAACGATGTGGAAAGATCATTTGGCCCTTTCAATATGGCTAACCCCACTAGCCTACGTTTTACTGGGCGACAAGTCAGGATACGCATTGAAGGTGTTAACGCTGATGATTGGCGTGTTGGTATTAATCGACTTGAAGTCATACAAGGTGGCAGACGTTGAGCATATTAGACCAACCACCCAGACTGATTAATTTAAACTGGCTTCAATGGGCGCAGCGCACATCAGTCTGGTTGGCTACAACTCGCAGTGCTTTAAGGCACAGAGGCGCAAGCGAATCAGCCGCAGAAGATGGTGTATTGCTCTGGAACCAGACAGGAGAATACCCCGTTGTATCGGTTGATGGTGTTTATGTGCCTGTACAGATTGCTAGAGGTTATACAGTGTCGGCATTGCCTACAGGTGTGGTTGGTCAACGTGCTTATGTGACTGATGCGGCCTCGCCTAGTTTTGGTGCTGCGGTAAGTGGTGGCGGTGCGGTGGTTATACCCGTATTTAGAAACGCTAGTGCTTGGATTGTCGGGTGACGGAGCTACAACGCTGTAAAGGCTGGATTGAATCAGCTTTAGAATATGGCGGTGGTACGCATATATATGAAGATATTGTGACCGCTATCGTTGAGGGAAAGATGCAGTTATGGCCTGCTGAAAATTCATGCCTGGTTACTGAAATTACTAAGTACCCTAGAAAAAAGGTTTTGCACGTTTTTTTAGGTGGCGGTAATTTAGATGAAATTAAAGGTATGCAGAGTGATGTGATTGCGTGGGCAAAAGCGCAAGAGTGTGAAAGTTTAACGATGAGTGGTCGTAAGGGCTGGTCAAAAGCATTAGCAGACATTGGCTGGAAATCCCAGTTAGTGCTACTAGAAAAGAGGTTTTAATATGTCGAAGTCGCCTGGTGGAACAAGCACTAGCAGCACCCAAATACCAGCATATTTAGAAGATGCGGTAAGAGAAAACATCAACCGAGCGCGTGACGTTTCGCAGATTGGCTATGTGCCTTACTACGGCCCTGATGTAGCTGCTTTCTCACCCATGCAACAGCAGAGTATGCAATCGACTGGAAACGCTGCCAGCGCGTTTGGATTGGCTCCACAAGGCTTTGATGGAACAGCAGGAATACCGCAGGCTCAGACTTTTGCAGGCGGTGTGCAAGGATACTCAAGCGCACCACTTTATGAGCAATCATTAGATAACTTATTTGCCAACGCGCCAGCGCAGTATCATGCCATGAATGACATGTTTATTGACCCAATTACAGGCGCAAGTTCACGCAATAATTACGGCAACGCAAGCCCCGTAGCTATGACAGGCGGTGGTAACGGCAATAGCCCATACGGTAATGACGCAAACATTGACCATTTAAACCGCATGAAAGAACAAGGTGCTGCTGACGTTTACGATTCAATTTATCGTCAGAATATGTCAGGTGATTTGGTGCGTGGAGATACGTTTGTTGGTGACGATGGGCTTAATTACACAGTTGGCTACGATGTTGGTCAAGTAGACCCTGGTTTAGCTAACGCAGTACAACGAAATAAAATTAACGAGGTGCGTAGCACAGGTTCAGCCATAGGAAGTATTATCGGCAATACATTACAGGGTGGATTACTTGGCAGGGGTATAGAGGCATTAACAGGTGTGGCTCCATTTAATTCTAATGATGCGCCAAGAGGCAGTTTATCTAATATTGATGTAAATGATGGTAGGTTTGCTAATATTATTGGTTATGAGCAAGAAAATGCTAGGGCGCAATATGATCAACGTGGTGATATGTACCCGCCACAAATTCAAGGCGGTCTTTTAGGTAACTCTGATTATCAAGCATACGATGGTGAATTAATCTTAAAACAGCAAGAAATGGCACAGGCTAGGATGCTAGAAGACATTAGGGCCGCGCAAGAAGCAGAAGACTTTGCTGCATCAAATGCCGCTTTTGTAGCAAAACAAGAAGCTGACTTAATTAAACTTAACCAGTTGGTTAATCCAGCACCAGTTTTTAAAAGCACAGTTAATAGCGGCCCTAGCGACAGAGGCGGCAGCACATATAGTGGTGGCGGTAAAGCAGCAAGAGATGGTTATGGCGGCATTTCTGGTGGCGGTGGCAGGTAAGCCATTAATTTAAGTTATAAGGAATAATATTATGGCAGGCGCACCAACAGGCGGTTTTAACGTCAACACAGCAGCAGCAGGCGGCATCCAGCAAGCAGGTATGGGTGCGGCACAAGGCATGAACTATATGCCAATGGCAATTACTGCCCCAACTCAAGCTGGGTTAGAGCAGTACACC